CTCCGCTACAACAGTGTCCGGCACTGCGACCGGCACGACCGCTGAGATTGTCACTGGTACCTTGTTCACGACAGAGGTAAGTCCGGTCGCAGTATCCGTTGCAATTTGCGGATACATGAAACTGGCGTCAACACGACGGGCGGTCCTAGGACCGTTCCACCGGGACGTCATGGTCACAGAAGGCTTGTGGCCCGCTGCAGTACCGACAGACTCGCACCGCCATACGGCGGCGACGCCATCACCACTACTGCCTTGAAGAGCTGAGAACGTAACATCAGTTGTTCCGTCGCTCTTCTTAACAGTGATATTTGCCATAGTAGGCATAAGGAGATCTCCAATAGGAGTATTTTAAGGTTTGAAAACCGTCAGCAGCAGCGATATAGCTGTAGCAGCACGCGTGACGGAGAAGCCCTTGAACACTTTCGGGTAAACCACGGGTTTAGCAATTCCCACGGATCGAATGAAGTTCACGACCGTTAATCGGTCGACGAACCCGTTCTTAGGATATCCGAGCATGTAACCATGCTGAACACCCTTGAAAGTGTTGTAGCGAGTGGTCATGGGGTGCTCAAAAGTTAGACCGTTAAAGTCCGACCAAGAGTTTAGAAAATTCCCCACTGGTATAAACCAGTCGACCAGGAAGCTGAAGGGTACCAGCTCCCACGCTATTGCAACTGGATTTGTTAGTCCCAGCTGCGTGGCACGATGAAGATTAGGATTAGTGACAGTGACCCTGGCTTGGATCAACGTACGGGCAACGAATTCGCCCTGCAGACCCCCGCCATTAGCCGCCCACCGATCCGCAAACACTTCGGTCCCGGTTCCGGTGCCCCTTACGGGGCAATCGTAACCGAACGGAGACTGCAATATTTCGCAGGCTTCGTAGATATCCGTGATTAACGGTTTCCACCCGAAGTGATACTCGAGCCACAATGCTGAAGCATCACGAGGACGCGTCCAGCGATTTCGCCGACCTCCCCGATTCTCCCGCAAGCGGAATCGTCGGAGAAAATCATTGAAACGGCCCTTCCTCAGGTCTAAATAACCTAAACGAAGAGCCGTTACCCGGTCAACTATCATATTGACCGCTTGCTTCCGCTCGGCAAGGTTAACGCCGAGTTCGGCCGTCTGTTGCACACTGCTACGAAACTTGTCGTAGGCCTTGTTAAGGCTTTGGGCTTGCGCCGCGGCAGTGCGTGGGTGCCAAGATCCACCTGAATAAGCCTGGTTCGAAAGAGCCACAGCTTGACTCGCAGGACCTTGTAACTCACCTTGAAAGATCCGGTCGCTTATCCCTAGGAGTGATCCATGGGGGCAAACTTGAGATCTTCTTGGAACAGACGCGTACCGAGGCTGTATGATGTGTTGGAAAACCACCACACCCGCGCTATTAGTATTTGTAACGCGTTTATTTGGCTTCAGTACGAGCGCCATGGCCAACTTCCCGAAAATGGGTTGTATAAATCTCCGTTCGGTAGCATAACGAACGTAGAGGCCATGAGCAGACGGGTAACAAACCACGCCCGCCGAGTCATTGCTCACCCACCAAGGAAAGGAAGAGGGGTTCAATCCTCTCGAATCTTTCCCGAATGGAACCCGGTGCTTCATCAGAGGAGTCGATCCCTCCGATAAGTTCCAGCATCAGGTGTCTCAAACTGCACAACTCCAGTTCTTTAAGGAGATCCAACCTGCAAAGAGGGAAATAAAGCCCCCTCCGCGTATGAAGGATCCGCTGAAGGACCGTCAAACTTGTATAAAGGGTTCGACGGCGGCGTGCAGCTAGAGACATTTGCGACAGACTCATTGTGGTTAAGGCATCTGTAGAGACGCCCCGCCAGGTATCTGGCGGGCTACAGAAGTGAGAGCAATCTTCTAGCTCTCCAGGGAAACCCCGCGAG